TATTATTATTATATTTATATTTGTATTCAATCTAACAGTATGCAGTTCAACGAGTCTCAAGATAATTTATTTATTAAATCACCTTTGTTTAGGCGCAATCTGAAGTTGCTGGCATTGAAAGAGCTTTTCTTGCAAAGAAAATATTTTTATTTATGGAAACTTAAGTTAGGGAAGAGAGTTGATATCACTGGTAAGTTCAATTGGGCTGAAGATGTGGAGGAAAATCCTTATACAATTTGTTCACATTGTAATTGTGTTGTGGATGTTTCCAATCTCGATTCGCATAATGACTACCATTATAAAGAAACTTTCCGTATGCATTTAGAGTTCAATGATGTGATTTTGAGCGATGAGAATTCTTTAAAAGTTGAAAACTGTGCTCTGCTCAACCATGCATTATGTCCACAAGATCCACCAGGATCATGTGCTATAGACAGCTTGAAGACAATATTGCCGATTGCTAATTGTAATTTCTTGAATGTTTTAGGTTCCAGGTATTGGTCAGGTTGGTACAACAGTCTGGACATAAATACAGTCCTGGACACTCTAAATTATTCTTTATTTGTTGAACAGAACGGAAGATTGACTCTTATATCAAAAAAGCAAAAAACAAAGTCAGTTGTTATGGTGTTGGAGTCTCAATGTCACTGGTCCTCTGCAAGATTCAAGTGCATATCTATTTTTACTGCTGTTATGTCTAAGTTGTTTATAATCAAATTATTTAATAAATTTCTTCTTAAGAAATTATTAAAATTCTGCTTTATTGCAAAAAGGTATGCTTCCAGGAAATTATCTTTGAGATTTGCAGAACAGTCAATGAATGAGCGAAGGTTTACTGAAATTGTGCCAACGCACTCTGATGTCGGTGTAGATCATAGGCATGTATTTTCTCAAGAAATATCTGATCTGGATAAAATTTCAGTTGCAGCAAATAGCATGCAAAATGAGAATAATAGCAATTTGAACGATGACAATAATTCAGAGCCTGAAGGCAACTCAAGTGTGGAAGAACAATATGATGAATCGGACGAATCAAATGATGACTCAGTAGATTTTGAATTTGCTGAAGAAACAATAGAAGAATCTGTGTGTTGTTTTGTACCAGCTATAACATCTGACAATTTTAACACTGTTGTTAGGTGCTTTGAGCAATTTAAAGGAACAGAACCTAACTCTCTATGTTTGTTTAATTTGTTAAAAATTTCAAAGATGTACTTCGGTCTTATGGATCAAATGTCAAGTTTTTCAAATGATTGTATATACTTCATTAAACAATACTTGAAGTTTAGGCACAATATTTTTTCTTATTTATTTACTAATAATGTTATCAAAACTTCTGATTTATTTGACAATGAAAAAATAATCACTATTGCTGACTCGAATAGAACACCTGATTTGTTCATAGTAAAGGAACAACCCAAACAAGTTGATATATATGAGTTTACAGTGGTTATGAATCCACTGACTGCTAATTTCATGAAAGGGACTAATGACTCTAATTCTAAGTACAAATTAGAGATTGACAACTTAAAAAATAAAAATTACATTGTCAATTATTACCCAATTTTCTTCTCAATTTCTTCCTCATTAGAGCAAAATATTAAACATTGGGAGTCCATGGGATTCACCATAGATGAGAAAGCTATAAATATTTTCTCTGACTTTTCCAGCAACTTAGAAATAGACCACAGTCATATGTTTGGTTTAGCTTTTTCTGAATTATCTTCTAAAGAATATCCATTAGCCAAAAATTTCCAAGATGATTTAGAGTACAAGCAAGATAACTGGTATTTTAAAATATTAAAAGTTAATAAATCTATTTTTGAAAAGGTTGACCAAGTTTTGAAAACAAGTAATTTAACTGTAGGATGTTTTTTGTCCGTTAGGAAAGCTAAAGGGAATGTTTGGACAACTGAGCAAGGGTTCAAAACTGACAATAATTTCACTGTAGACCAATTAAAGGAAATGCAATCTGATCCTTATTTTATTTATAAATATCTAAATAAATTTGTTGCAGGAAATAGTAGACATATGATTATGACAAAAAAGCTATTTGAATTGCCAGATATACAAGTAGACCATGGGAAAGTTGTTGAAGATGTCAGAAAGGATTCTACAGTTACTATGAAAAATTTTAGGAAACTTAATTTATATACTAAAGAGGAATGTTTATTACTTGAGTCTAAACTACAAAAAATCGAAGCACAAAAGGGCACAGGTCTGATGTCTACACATGATGATAAGACTATACATCAAGCTTTAGATGACTATCGAGCACAATTGGACAATAAATATTCCACAGATCAAGTGAACAGTCAAGTAATAATCAGTCCTAGAAGGAGTTTTGTTTTCTTCATCGATCCGTCTTTGTCTCATGAGCTGCATTACTCTAAAGGTGTAAATTTAAGAACAATATATATAGAAGATGTCAAAAGTAATGTAGCAAAGAGTATTTACTCCCGTTTGGGTCATTACAAATTTGATGTTGAAAACAAGCAGAATCCGCAAAGTGATCAATTGAAAGAATTATATAAACAAAGCATAGCACAGTTTTATTCATTTATAGGAAAAGAACATAGTAGATCAAAATTATCAAATGTTAGACTGATAATTAGTGACAAGGGAAAATTCGATGAGTTGTATAAAGAAATGAAGTCAGCTCGATTGAAGTATATGTCTTCATTAGACATCAATTCATACTCTGGATTGAAAATGACGAATACGGAAAAAGAACTATTTAAGTCTGAAACAGACTGGTCTTCACCTCATGGGTACAAACTTTATCAAGGCAAAATAAATAACATATTGGATTTGTTTGATCTATTAAAAATAAGAACAAGATCAATACATATTAATTTAGAAACACCTACTAATGATTTTGAAGCTAATTACTTGAGGTTTTTAAAAGAAGACAGTATACAAGAACTTAAGTCTTGCACTGAGGAACTTACAGGCACTGTTGCTTTCAACAATTGTGTTTTTATGTCAAGGTTAGCTTACACTCTTATGTCTCTATCGCATCAAAATTTTAATAGTAGTTATATGAAGGTTGACAACTTAGGTTTGACTGATTGTTATTTATTGGTCAAAGGCGGGAAAAAGATAACTACTACGCGTAAGACTAAAATATTCAAACTTATTTACCCGACTTTTAACACTATTGCTAATTGGAACAATTCTGTCAGCATTTCAGGTCAGAATGCTTTTGATGAAACTCCTTGGATGCAGTTAAGACAAGAAGTATTATTTGACATGCTTTCAGCACCGTACAAGTTACTTATGAATTATGTTTATCTGAGAGAAACACATAATCCAGATGAAAGTTTGGAAATAATCTCTTTGCCTTTACTATTAATGTTTCATAACAGGCGGAAAACTGAGATAGCTTTACACAATATGAGATATTTGTGTGCTAATTCTATATCAGAATTTTCTAATTTACAGCTGTTAATACCTGAATTTGCTAATCCTACATACAGTCCTTTTGATCACGCTATATATCGAGGGTTTGGTGAGAAATTCTTGGAGTATTATATTAGTGTGAGGAAATGGACAAAAAATCGGAATAATTCTAGATTGAGTTTTATTGATTCTCCTGTTAAACATCCTTACCTCAATAGGAATATTGTCAGTATTGTTGACTTCACTTATGTTATTTATTCTACCTTCATGATGTCTAAAGGCCAATTTGATCAACAGTTAGAACAAATCGGTAACTTGAAATCTATTATGGAAACACATAGTGAGTATATAAATTCAAACAATACTGGTGTTTATGAATTGGAAAATATGTGGGATAATGATTTTGGATTTAATAAACAGACCTGCTATACAGTAGGGAAAGTATTAGCCTGTTATTTACGGGACAACAATTCTGTAACTCGTTTAAGTGTTAAATGGCTTAATATAATGAATGAGCCTATAGACACCATGGCTAACAATAAGGGACTGAGACTAAATGGCAAAGAGTTCTTTGGGCATAAGGGTTATTATGTGATTTATAAACAATTATTAGAAAAGAATTGGGATGAAATTAACAATCTATTAAATAATGAAGATGATGAATTAAAGCTTTATAAAAAACTAAGACTTATGAATCAGACCTTCAAAGTTGAACAATCCAGTGTTAATTTGGAAAAGGTTGTTATGCATGTAGTAGATAAAGTGCAGCGAGGAGGCTCTAGGGAAATATATGTTATGGATTACACTACAAAGCTATACCAAAATCCTTTGGAAAAAATGTTTAAAGAAATTTGTTCTAATATAGAAAATGAAATAATAACAGTGCCTTCTCATAAGAGGGCTTCATTGATACACAGGAAATGTTTTGAGTATTCTTCTGAAAAGTATAAAACATATTACTTGACACTTGATTGTAAAAAATGGGCACCAAGATCTAATCCTGATAAATTTTTATACATGATATTAGGTATGCAAGACGTCTTACCAAGTGATTTTGTCAATGCTGTGATCGAATACTTTCAAGTTCATAAATTCAAAGAAATACACACAAGAAAGGAGATATATGATAAGTTTATTAAGAACAAAGATATGGAGCTAAAGTTTGCTAAATACTTTAAGATAGATGAAGAAAAGAAATCAGCTTATTTCATTATGCCTTACAGTTTTGTAATGGGTATATTTAATATGCTGAGCTCTTTGCTACATGCCGGAGCACAATTGTATGCAAAAAATGTAATTGAAAGGAGGATACTTAAAAAAGGAAAATTAATAGATTTTGACATGTTTGCTCATTCAGATGATAGTGGCGGTAGGATTTCTATCCAAGCAGATAAATTTTTAACTTCTGATCTTATCAGCAGTGTGAAGACATATGAAACAATTATGAAGGCATGCAATCATATGATGTCTTTGAAGAAATGCTCAATTGGCCAGACTTATTTTGAACTCATATCAATATTATATTTAAATGATGAATTGCTGCCTCTTCTTCCTAAATTTTTGGGCAATACTGCAATCACATTTAGTGGACAAGGTTTAAGTGTAGACATGAAACAAGTAATTTCTAAATCTATTGAATTATTACAAAATGGATCGTCCAACTCTACTGCTTACAAATGTCAAATAATAATGAGCAACATGTACAGGAATTTTTATAGGGTTCAAACAGACACACAGTTGCCAACCTTAGGTGGCTTTTGCAATTCTTGGCCTGCATTGTACTTGGGTTATGGGGCAGCAGTAGATGAGGTTAGATGTTTACTCTACAACAATGAGTTTTACAAAAAATTCATATCCTTTGCCATTCAGAATTTAAATTTTGATAGTATTGACTCAACTTTAAGCCTTAAATATCGAAACATATTAAGAATGCCACAAGCCTACAGGAGTTTAAAAAATAAATATAAGTTACCAGAATTTGCTGATTCACAATGGTTTTTTGAAAATAATAAAACAAGACATAGCATGTTAAATATGTATTGGTTTATTGCTAAGCTCACTTCAAATAGTTTCTGCACTTCATTGCTTAACATAAATGAAATAAAAAGAGCTTTTGACAGTTTGTATTTTGCTTCAGGTAAAAATATCCTGGGTAAGACAGAATTTTATTCCATTGAAAGTTTAATTTTATCTATATTTGAACATGAAGCTTCAGACACAGATTATGAATCTGTGATTAGAATTATGTTTGCAGGGTTATGCAAATTTTACAATTTCTTAAATACTCTTAATAATCCTACTATTAGAAGTAGTGAACAATTGACCACAAAACCTTGCAGCTTATCTATACAGAATTTTACTGACACACCTATCAAAGACTACAATTCATTAAATTTGTCTTGTCAATTGGTTAGACCCGAATTACTAAAATATACATACACAACTATCAAGTACGGGTCTGAATTGGAAACAATGAGAAACTATCTATTGAATTTAGGTGTTCCTAATGACTTAATAATAATGAAAAATTTCTTAGATCATATAAAATCCTACAACAATGCTACTATCTATTACTACAGTTCTATACCAACCAACAAAAGACACCTTCATGGTTATAATGGGATTATGAATCTTATTAAAAATAATTATCACAGTCAAAAAGACATTAGCAAATCTACGCCTGATTATTTAGAGAAGACTAGTTTATTGACTTATAGTAACATGAAATTAAAATTATGTGTTTTATTATTTTATTTTTATGTTGTGTATAAAAATTTAAAAGACAACACCATTGCAGAAATATCTATATCAAAGAAAATCACTGATGGTGAAGAATGCAAATTACCTATGGCCAAATATGCTATTGATAAATATATACCTTATCCGACAACTATACCTTTTTTAGATTTGATTGAAAACCAAGAGACAAAACCTATAGTTTTATCAAACTTAACTAATTGGTGCATATGGACAAAGAAACAAGGCAGATTAGGTGAAGATTGGATAGGATTTGGTGAATTTTTGATTTCTTTAGACCACAACATTTATTTATTCAAAATTTTAAATAAAAAAATAACTGAAGTTCAATATAACAACGACTCCCACTCGGCTTTTACTGAATGCTCTCATCAGTATTTTTCGTTATTGCTACAAGAGCTCAATTTAGATTTTTTGGATACAATAACACCTGATCCTACTAGGAAATATTTCTCTTTAAACAATGGAGGAAAACTAGGCTTACATAGTGGTATTGAAGCAGCAGTAGGTGTCCAAACTACTATTTTTAACGCACACATGGATCTAGGATTCACAAATCTGACAATGAGTCATTCCTTTAATAATGGCAAACATTATGTACTATACAAAGGCATAAATACTAGATTGAATACTTTAGATGAAATCATTTTTAAGAATAACAAAAATGACATGTTTGACACCGTAGACTGGGATGCTGTTTCTGATTACAGTAAATTCTACTTCTTTAAATTTCTGACCAGAGGTGATTGGGGTGATTTACCTAATGTAGAATTCGATAGAACTGAGTTATTAAACAATTTCACCAATACTGAATTATACAGCATGATTTATACACAGAAAAAACTAAAAAATAATATCTCACAAGTTATGTGGGACGATTTATTGAGTAATATGAGTTACAATGAAGATGTTTTCCCTACTTTATTTGAAAATTTGGGGCTGGATGATCTACAAAAGATTCTTCCCAAAACAAAAAAAGACAACTTGGCTCTTTATTTGTACTATGATACGATGAATGAAGACCTACGTACTGTACGTTATAAAATAAACAAATTGGAAACAGAAGAAGATAGGATCAAATATCTGACAGAAGTAGTGTTGAAATTAAATGACCAATACGGCATGATAACTTTGCCTGAAATAGGGGATATAGAAGAATTCAAAAAATTCAAATTTACAAAATTAGATGCTATTTCCTGGGTAACTGTAGCTGTTGTCCTGTTAGAATCAATGTACGATGGTTATTTACATTTAAGCGATATAGCCAAACGCAATCTCTATAGGAGTTACAAATTTGCTCCTAAGAATTTGTTTGAGATAAAATTCAATTTTTTTAAAGAACAATGTAAAGGCATCTATACAATAAGTGCTTATGTAGCTTTAACAAATTTTACAATGGCTTTACATGAATTATTAGAAGAAATACACAATGAAAAAATGGCCTTCGCAGAATTTGCCAGAAGCTTCCGTGGAACTATATTAAAGAATTGTCCCAGACACGTGTATTACTTAGAAGAATGGCATAGTTTACTGGCCAACACTATTCAGTATTTTCATCACGTGAATTTTGAACCGCACATTAACTATTTACCTGCTGACATATTCAGAGCACTAAAAACAGTGAAATATAATGATTATGAAAGATTTGAAGTGACACAAGAACACTATAAATATACGCCATTGTGTCCTATACTCCTTAAAATTCAATGTAATCTGCAAAATATAGCATTTGATGTTGAGATTAAAGATGTCAAATTTGCAGACTTGGATGTAATTGATACTAGAAGAAATAGTCAATTAAATCAAAAAAACTTATTTATAGATTTCCTAGATGATGAACTGTCCATAGAACCGAAGTATAAAAGAAAGAAACCCTCAGAAGATGTGATTTTTTTACCCAATGTAGGTAGCTTAATAAGCTGGGCAAACAGTAATTTTTCAAATCAAAACAAAGCTATAATGACAAACATATTTTTTGAGAATATACCTTGTAAAACTGTAGAAGTGGAAGATAGTAGAGGTAATACTGATGTTCTATTTATTTACAACCACATAAATAGTTGTTTCAATTCTGACTTAAATAAAAGATATAAGAAATTTATAGGTTACTATTTAGAAACTCAACATATTTCTTTACCCTTTGAAGTAGATATACAGAAAAAAGAAGTGAGTTTAGACCTGAGCAAGTCAGTAAAACCCAACATTATAGAAAACAATTATGAAGTGACAAGTAAATTGAGTTATAACAATGAATTATTGGAGTTTTTAATCAAAGAATTCAAACCTAATGACGAAGTAAAAAAGAAAATAGAAACAATTATAACTAGTTCATTGTCACCTATAGGGAAATTTCGGAATATAAAACTATTGTTACAGTCCACAAGTGAGGAGAAAAAAGAATTTGATTTTAAAGAAGTAGTTAGGAAAGTTTTTGACAAACAAAAGAAGCAGGGTACTGTACGTATGTCAGGCCAAACCGTTAAGTATCAAATTAGTAAAACAACTCGCAACCCAGACAACATAATAATAAGAGCTACAAACAATAAAGTGGAGTTCAAACAAGGAAACTGTATATTGAAAAACAAATGGGGCAAACTCTTAACAGAAACATTAGTGATAAAAAAATCTGATTTGGAGAACTTAAAAAGCTCATTTAGACTATTAAGAATGAACTTAAGATCAAAAAAATGCAGTAATCAAGCAGCTGTATGTACATTTATGATTGATGTATTAGATCACGCATCTGTTGGACAACCTAACAATGACGCAACTATCTTTATAGAAGAAATGAGAGATTTGATAACAGAATTAAACAATTTTGTCCTTGTTGATGATGATGAAGAAGAACTAGAATTACCAGGAAATTTAAAAACAAATTGGCCTTTAGTCTGGCGAAATAGATAGTAGTTAATTAAATTTAAATGCAATATAAAGTGATAC